CTTCAAAGTCAGCATATGAACCAATACGAGTTGCTTCATAATTCATAGATTGTTGGAATAATCCACTATCTACTTTACTCCACATTTGACCCAAATATTTATTTTGTTGTGCTTGCATTTTAGCAGCATCATACTCGTTTTTATCACTAGTCTTTAATAAAACATCCTTACCAATACTGTATTTTTGAGGCTGTGGTTGGATTTGTTTAATTTTAGCTGCGTCTGGACCTAAGATTTGTCCAAGTCTTTGAAATATTGTTAATTTTTCGTTAGCCATGATTTTTTATTTTAATATTAAGTATAGAAATTTAAAAATAAAGATTATTCAACATAATCACATTCAACATAAGCCAAACGTTGTTGTTTAAATTTTAAAATATCTATATTGTAAACATAAGTAGTGTTCCAATCTTGTCCCTGTGTCCCAGGTAAAGCATCACAAAAGAATGGTCTTTCTTTATTTCTAGTTTTAGTTTTAATGTAATTTGTTGGTAGTGGTGACCACTTATATAAATTGGCACCATAAGTTTTTAATATAAAAACTTTTTTTTTCGGTTTTTTATCTTCTTCTTCAAATATCATATTATTTTAGTCCGCTAAATAACCACATGTAATGACTCATTGGGTTTTGTACATTTTTATAAGCTGGGTGTGATGGATTGATTTTGCGTTCAACTTCAACCATTTTTTTTTCTTTTTCAGTCATAACTGGCATTGCATCATTAGCACCACCTAACCAACTTGATAACATAGCTTTAGTTTGTTTTTCAAGTCTTTCTAAATTTTTAAACGAGTGTTCTAAAACCCATAAACACATACCCAATGACATAAGTAAGTCATCGTGATAACCTTCCATATGGTCTGGTCTACCGTTTTTATAAATAAAGGTTTTCATTTCAGAAGTTAATCTCACTGAACGAATTTTTATTCCATTTGTTCTAATCTTAAACTCTAAATTAGAAACCATCGGTAAACGAACTGAAGTTGCATGAAAACCAGGAATCTTATTCTCCTTATTAAATCTCTCCAACTCCCTTTGTCTTGCCGATAAAATTTTACCGTTTTGATTGTCGTAGTGTAAAAATTTGTAATCAAATTCCAATAATTTCAAGACTGTTGATACACCCATACCACCAGTAACATCAACTACTGTATAAGCTTTATATCTATTACCATATTCTTCAACCAATTGAGCTAATAAGTCTGGTTGAATTTTACCTTGATATTCCATGACTTGCTCCATAGTTGTAAAATCGACAATTACTATAGTTGATGCATCCTCACCATCACCCCTACTTACGTCAACACCCATAATGTATTGGTGACCTTCTTTTGGTTCTTCCCATACCCAAATTTCATTTTCAGCACCGAAAGTATAAGCTGGCTCCATAACGTTATTATCATTCTGGTATTTAATATGTTGTTCATCAATAACATTACCACCAGACCCAATAAATGACACGTCTAATTCTTGAGCAATCATCTTTGCATCATTATTCATACCTAAACACATTTCTTCATACCACGATGAAGTTGGTTTCCATCCGTCAGTTATTTTTCTTTCGTATGATGCAAAAGTAAATTCTACTTCTACTTCAATCTTATCTTCTTTATACCAACGTAAATCTTTATTATAACGACTATCTTCATACCATTTCATTTCAATGATATTGAAGTTGTTTTTCTTTTTCTTAGCTTGGTCATACGTTTTGTAATATAACGCATCCATACCATGTGGTGTTGAGATAAGAGTAGCTTTACCACCAGTACCTAAAGCGGTTAATGCAGCACCAAAAACTTCAGCACCATTATCAATAAACGCAGCCTCATCCATTACAAGATATGTTGGTGCAAAACCACGTAACGCATCCTTAGATGTAGCAACCGCTTTTACACGACTACCATTGGGTAATTTTATTTCTTTCTTAGAATCAGTTAGGAAAATAGATTTAGATTCGTTCTTTGGGTTGCCATAATATTCTGGCCCCCAAATCCATCTAGGTAATTGTGAAAGAAAATCTTTAATCTTGGCTAAAAACTCAAAAGCTAATTCTTGTTTATTGGCGATAATCAAAATAGCTTCTGGGTTTTCAACATCTGCAAAGCCAACTTTTATTGACATATACGCAGCTGTCGTTGTAGACACACCAGCTTGCCTTGGTTTAGTAACTAAATTAAACCTGTGTTTATCATATGCATAGATAATTTCTTTTTGTCTAGGAAATAATTTAAAGGGAACAAAACCTTCTTGTGTTTTATCAAATGTTTCTAAATAAGTTTCAATTGCGTAAATTGGACTTGTTAAACATTTAGCGTATTCCTTATAAATTTCAGTTGTTGTTAACATACTTTATTTTACAATAAATATGCTAAAACATTTAAAATTAGTTATTTTAAACTAAAAAAGCACCTTTCGGTGCTCTTTTTTTATAGTAAGTCTTCTAAATTAAAACCATCATCATCAGATTCTTCATCTGGTTTTTCTGAATCTCCAGAACCAAATAATTCATCAATATCAAAACCTTCATCATCAACATCTTCTTCAGCACCACCAATGTTAATGCCGTTTACAGAGCCAATTGCTTCGTTAAATTCATCATCTTTTAATCCTTCTTTTATTTCTTTAACAATATTAGAAATTATTTTTTTACCTTCTTTGGTATTGGCCATAACTTCTCTCAGTGTATGATTGAATTCTTTTACTGGTAATGCACATAATTCTGTAAAAATATGGTGTTTTAAGTTGAAATCATCTGAATCAATTAGGTTAGTAAACCTTTCCCACAATCCAGGTCCCAATCTCATATCCCATGGTTCAGCTGCCATAAAATCAGCCTTATCAATTACGAATTGAGCAATTTTTTTATTTGTAGGTAAACCATGCGCTGCAACTATCTCCATTACACCCTTTACCAATTCGTGAATCAACACTGGAAACACCATTGCTTGAGCGTGAATAATTGCTTTAGGGTTGTTTTTAGTTGGTAATGTTACTTTAACAGCACCACCAGTAATACCTTCATTTATAGCTGGTACAATATAAAACATGTAATCAGCTGCTGACATTAATTTAGCGTAGCTGTTAGGTAGACGTGGGTTCATTTCTGTAATCTCATCATCAAACATATGAAACATATGATTAACCTTTTTTGAGGCACCTTGAACCATAGCGTTTAGAAATCTACGTTTATAAACTTCCTCATTAGCTGCGCTCATTTCATCATGGTTTTTGAATTCAGTAGGTGCGGAAATTGGTTTTGGTTTCTTTTGAAATCCTTCTATTGTTATTTGAGGTACTATTTCAGCGATTATTTCAACAACGTCCTTATCCATATCGTATTCTTCACGAATAATTTCAACAGCCAATTTTTCTAATTCTTTTATGTGTTCTTTTTCTAATTCCATGGTTGATTTTAACATATTATTCATTTCAACCATAACTTTTTTATTATCTATATTCGATACATCATTATTACGTTTGTAACGTTTAGCTACCTCTAAAAATCTTTCACCCATGATTTTTTCTTCAAAACTTGATTCATCATCATCTGGAAAAATAGGGTGTTTACCCAATGAATGAGTTTTGTTTTTTAAATCTTCCTCTAAATCTTGATGCATTCTTTCAGACATACTTTCTGGATATAAAACACTTTCGTTTATACCCCTTTTCTTTAGTTTATTTAAAGCTGAATTTACTATGTTAGCGTATTTACTCATCAAATAAATTTTTTACTGTTGTACGTTTTATTACTTTTTTGTTAATGGCATCTAATTCTTTTTTAGAAAAAATCTTTGATTCACTAATTGGGTTGGTTGTTGGGGTTGGTTGTTTGGCAATATCTTTGTAATTATTGATAATACTACTCAATTTATTTAAAGGAATACCAACCTCAGCTGCCATAGTATTAAGAAATTCTGCCTGTTCAACAGGCTTATTCAATTTAGATAAATAAGCACCAAATTTATTTTTAATTAAGGTTACTAATTTTTTAACATCAGATTTTAATTTAGTTACATCAACACCATCCGTCTGCTCTTCAG